AAAAGAATAGGGTAATACTTATTTTAAACCCAGTTACAAAAGAGCATTGGATATATAATAGGTTCTTTGAAGATAAAGGTGTACAGGCTGGTTCTAATGCAACCAAAGGGAATACAAACTATATACATACAACATATTTAGATAACATAGAAAACCTATCTAAAAGCTATTTAGAACAAATAGAAAACATTAAGAAACGTAGACCAGAGAAATACAAGCATCAGATGCTCGGTGGCTGGTTAGCAAAAGCAGAGGGTGTTATTTTTACGGGATGGAAGATAGGTGAGTTTAAAAAAGTAGGTGTAAGTGTGTATGGTCAAGATTATGGGTTTGCAGCAGATGAAAATACTTTAGTAGAAACCAACATAGATAGCACAAACAAAATAATCTATTTAAAGGAGTGCTTTTATCTCAAAGGTCTTACCACATCACAGATAGCTGAACTTAACCTTAAACACGCACAGAATAGTCTTATAGTAGGTGATAGTGCAGAACCAAGATTACTACACGAACTTAAAGCAAAAGGTTGTAATGTAGTCAAAGCGATAAAAGGTCAAGGATCAATTACCTATGGTATAGCTTTACTACAAGATTATGATTTGATAATTGAAGAAAACAGTATCAACTTGATCAAAGAACTAAACAACTATTCTTGGTTAGAAAAAAAGTCTAAAACACCACAAGACAAATTCAATCATATTATAGATGCAATACGTTATGCAGTATCATATCAACTACAAAACCCAAATAGAGGAAATTACTTTATAAGCTAACTTACTTATAACTAGCGCATTATAAATTACTTTAAAAATAGTTGTTAAATTGTTTGTTTATAACATATAGTTAGTTGTATATTGCAGTATAACTAATTAACTAAAACATTATGAAAACTAAAAAAGAATTACAAGACAAACTACAGAAACTAGAGGAAAGGTTAGAATTATTAGGAGATGACCACACTCGTACAGATGTATACAAGGCTAGAGTAGATATTCTTAAGTGGGCTATAGGATTGGATGACTAACTATAATAAAATAACAGGGGTGTAAAAACCCCCTTAACAAAACAGATATTATGAAACCAAAAAAAACAAAAGAAGAATTAAACCGTTTATCATTAAGAAAGTATAATAAACGTTATTGTGATTTAACATTTACTGAATTTACTTTTTTATTAAATTAAACAAAACAGATATGAAAGAAATAATAAATAATTTAGAATATGTGATTGATGACATTGAAGCAAGGATATTTAACAGCCTTGATAGAGATGAGGTGTGTATGCTTACAAGAGCAAAGCAAGAAGCTACTGCAACACTTACTACATTAAAATATATAAACCAATGAAAAAGTATAAAACACAATTAACAATAGTATTTATACTAGCATTTTTAGTAGTAGTATTAAATGCTTTAAATATATTTACAAATGTATAGTAATTGCTGTGGTTCAGAATTTAACGAATAAGCAAAAGGTGGGAGTTATCCGCTAACTCTAATACTTGGTCGTTGCGAGGTTACATAGGAGGCTACCCACTTTTTTTTAAAAACAAACAGATGAAGAAATTAATAGATAGAATTTTAGTAAAAAGAAGCATCAGACCTTATAAGATCATAGCTTTAAGTACTGGTGTAATTGTAGAACATTACCGTAATGGTAAATTAAAAACAGAATATTATGTGTAGATTAGCAGAAATAATACAAACATATATCAACGGAAATATAACAGTTGCTAAAAATGAATTTAGATATTGGAGGATAGATTTAATTCAAGTAGTGCAATGCAGTGAATTATTTGGTATACGGCAAACGATTAAAATATGTAAAGAAATAGGATTATCAGATATGTATATTATTAATTCGTTTCACAATTACGATAGGCAAAACATTGATGAAGCAAAAGAAATATTATTAAATAACTTTTATTAAAAACAGAATATTATGGATTGGTATAGCCCAGAAGAATACAAAGAGTACGAATGCACAGAGTGTGGTACAGAAATAGATAAGCCTGGAGTTTGTTCTGGTGCTTGTCACGAAGCAAGTATGATTTAATAGTTAAGTCATTTGTGAGTAAAAGGTGCATCGTAAATGGTGTGCCTTTTTTTATTATATTTACTCTAGTATAAAAAACCATTTTAAAAACGTTATATAAGTATGAGTATCAATATTACAGTACCAACAGATTTAAGCGAAATTACTTTAAGGCAGTATAAACACTTTCTTAAAATACAAAAAGGTGTAGATGATGAGGGTTTTCTAAATGCAAAGATTATAGAGATTTTTTGCAATATGAAATTAGATGAGGTAATGAGGTTGAAGTTTAATGATACTAAATTAATAGTAAATACACTTACAGAAATGTTTGAACAAAAGCCTAACCTAGTGTCAAAGTTTAAACTAAATAAAAAAGAGTATGGGTTTCATCCACAGCTTGATGATTTAACTTTAGGTGAGTATATAGATCTTGATACCTTTATTGGTGATTGGGAAAACATTGAAAAAGCTATGTCTGTTTTATACAGACCAGTAGTAAACAAGATAAAAGAAAAATACATTATAGAGGAATACAAAGTAGGTAAGGATCAAGAAATGTTAGATATGCCTATGGATGCAGTTTTGTCTTCAATTTTTTTTTTGTGGAATTTAGGAATAGACTTGTCAAAAGCTATGATGAATTATTTGGACAAGGAACAAACACAAGCCTTGACGCAGTATCTAACTTCACAACCAAATGGGGATGGTATAACTCAATTTACGGACTTGCTCAAGGAGACATTACAAGATATGAAAATATCACTAAATTAAATGTACACGAGTGTTTTATGATGTTGTCCTTTATGAAAGACAAAGCAGAAGTAGAAGCAAAAAGAATTAAACAAAATTTTAAATGAGCAATCAAGGAATAAGAGGGTATTATCAATTAACCTCAACAATAGAAGACCAACTACTATCAGATGTAAATACTAATACTGTATCTATTGGTGATATAAGTAAACTAAACTTAAACAAGCAAGACATATTTCCATTGGCTCATATGATTGTAAATAGTGTAAGTGTTGAGGAAAACGTGTTGAGGTTTAACATAAGCATACTAGCTTGTGATATTGTAGACCAATCAAAGGATGTAACTACAGATAGGTTTACTGGTAATGATAATGAGCAAGATATTCTAAACACACAACTAGCGGTCTTAAATAGGCTTATACAAAGGTTAAGGATGGGATCGCTACACCAAGATAAATACCAACTAGATGGAAACCCAAGTTTAACACCTTTTATGGATAGGTTTGAAAATCAACTTGCTGGTTGGTCATCAACAATGGACATACTAATTTACAACGATATATACATCTGCTAATGGAACTTAAAAATGTAGATGATGCTTTAAACTTGTTTGCAAAAACTGTTGTAGCAGATGCAAAGAAAAACCTAGTTGATGATAGAAAAAGTTTAGGTGACTTATATAAATCAGTTAGCTACACATTGGACAAATCACAAAATGAATTTCTGATAGATTTTCTAATGGAAGATTATGGAACTTTTGTAGATAAAGGTGTAAGGGGTAAAACTTCAACGTATCCAGAAACACAATCTGCATTATCTAAATATCAATATGGATCTGGTAATTTTCCAAAGTATGGGTTAAGAGAGGGTATTGCAAAATGGTTAAAAAAGAAAAGATTTCAGTTTAGAGACAAAAGAGGTAGGTTTATGTCTTATGAAAGTATGAACTATCTAATTTCAATGAGCATTTACAACAAAGGTATAAAAGCCAATCTATTCTTTACTACACCTTTTGAACTAGGTTTGCAAAACTTACCAAGACAATTAACAAATGCGTTTACATTAGATATAGAAAATGACATTATACTAGGAACAAAAAAATAAATTATGGATTGGACATTAAACATAGCATTTCATTACCCACATAACAGATTTATGTTAGGTTGGGAATACATCGCAAGAGATGAAAGATATACATACACAACAATAAGGTTCTATTTGTTTATAGCAACCCTAACACTAGATTATTAAGATGGCAAATTTAGCATTAAGAAACCCACAATTTAAAAGTATAGCAATACCATCATCTGGTGTTTTGTCTACCGTATGCACAGTTACAATAGATGGAACTTTAAGGTACACACTTGTAAAGAATGTACAACCATCTACAACTATAAACTTTGACATAGCAGAACTTGCAAGAGATTATATAGAGATAACGTACCAAACAAATTATATACCTCAAACAGTTTCAATAGTTACCGTACTAACTAATAAAGCTGGTTTAAATGGTACTGGCGCTAATGTGGGTTCAGCAACTACAATTACAGATAAAGGCTTTGAAGCCTATGGTGTTTTTACAGAGGGTGTAAACCCAGAAGTGCCATTTGGTAGAACTAAACCAACTTACCTAATACCTATAAATGAAACTACAACACCAGATACGTTTACAATATTAGCACCAAACAACCAAGCTGGTAAGTTGCCAAGTATAACCTCATTAAGTGGTCTTGTAGCTACATCATTTTCTGCATCTGCTACAAGCGTGACTAATGTTGATGGTGTGGTGTGTAATATAAAAAGAATTGATTGCACAAAGTATGGTGAGGGTAACAGAATTATATACATCAATAAATATGGCGCACAGCAAGATTTGTGGTTTTTCTTAAAAGAAACTAGAAACCTAAACAGAACAAATGAGGGTTACAAATCAAACACAATAACCTATCCTAGTGGTGGTGCAACATACTCTGTACAAGATGCACCAAACAAAGTATTTA